CCGTGTATTCAGGGCTGGTAGTCGATATTGCCGAGGACAGCCTAGACCGCGCGACCCGACTCCTGGCTGGTGTCAGCGGTGGGGTCTATAAGGCGGTGGGCAGTGCGTTATCCCGCGCGGCCGCCGCTGGTAAGACTGCCGCGAAACGGACGGTCACGAAGGAGTACACCATCAGCCAGAGCGAGTTTCTGGCCCGCACCAAAAGCATTAACCACTTTGTCCGGGAGTCCAGCGGCGGTATCTCCGTGGTGTTCGGCTTCCGTGGAAATGTGATTCCGCTGATGAAGTTCAACACCCGCGTCAACAGTAACGGCCAAGTGACTACGCAAGTTAAAAGGTCTGGTTCGGCGGCGACGCTGGATCGGGCCTTTACTGCGCAGATGGGTGGGCATCGCGGCGTTTATGAGCGCGTCGGTGTGGAACGGTTCCCCGTGGAACAGCTCTACGGTCCGGCCACCCCTCAGATGATGTACTCCAACGAGGCTGTGACAGACGAGATTGAGCAGAAGGTTGCCGACACCTATGAGAAGCGCATTGACCATGAAATCCTGCGCGTTCTTAACGGCTGGGGGAGGTAGCGCATGACGAAAGTTATCCTGCTGAACGAGCTGAAAACCTTTACCGAGGAAGCCACTCGGGATCTGGTTTTCCCGGTGGCCCAGCAGAAAGAGGACAGGGAGCCTCCGAAGCCCCGGGCAGCCGAAGTATTTCGCACCCGTCTGCCTGACAGCAAATCGGCCAAGAAAAAAGCCCCCTATATTCTGCACCAGATCATCACCGGCAAAGATGCGCAGACCGAGGGCAGGTCGTTGGAGGGTACGGCCACGGTGCGTTCTATTTTCTGCGTTTATCATGCGGACGAACAGGAGGGCGGCCTTGCGTTGCTGACCCTGATGGAGCAGCTGCGGCTTTCTCTCCTGGAGCGGCCCATTGTCGGCGCGCAATTCACGCTGGACCTGGAGGCCGGAATGGAATCCTTGGTCTACCCGGAAGATAAAGCCCCCTACTTCGCTGGAGAACTGATCACCGTCTGGCGTATGCCGCCGGTGAAGCGGCTGGACACAACGCGGGTCATTCACGGTATGCCGCCCTGGGACCCCCACCCGAGACATCTGGAAGAAACCATCAAACTGAAAGGAAGCGAATGAAATGGCAAAGAAAGAACAGCCTGCGGTCGCGCCCAAGGCGGTCGAGGCCAACAGCTCCGGCTTTTACATCTACATCGGCCCGAACATCAAGGGCCTGATCCAGACCGGTACCATCTACCGGGGGGACCGGGAGAGCGCCTATCAGAAGGCTGCGACCGCTATTGCACAGCGGCCCAAGGTGAAAACCCTGATCGTGGCCGGCGACGCGCTGCCGGAGGCCCGGTTGAAGGTCAAGACCCCCGGCAACGTCCTGTACGCCACCTACAAAGAACTGGCGGGAAAGTGAGGGAATAGAGTATGGCAATTCTCGGCGTTCGTGTTTACGAACAGGCCACGTCAGTCAGTACGCCCAACGTAGCCAAGGTGGGTATCCCCTTCGTGGTGGGGACGGCCCCCGTCCAGGCGGCCAGCAAGCCCGCCAAGTCCAACACCCCCGTTCTGGCCACCAGCTGGGACGAGGCTGTGGAGAAGCTGGGCTTCTCCTATGACTGGAGGAAGTACACGCTCTGCGAGTTCATGTACTCCCACTTCCAGCTGTTCGGGCAGCAGCCCGCGATCTTCTGCAATATCCTGGACCCGGCGACTATGAAGGAAACCGTGGAGCCGAAGGACTACCCTGTTACCAATCATCAGGTGGTCCTCCCCATCTCCGCGATCTCTGGTTCCCTGGCGGTAAAGGTGCCGGCCACGGATGGCGGGGAAGCGGAAAAAAAGGCCCTGACGCTGGATACGGATTACAGCGTGTTTTATGACCGGGACGATACCGACACCTACGTTTGCATCGTGGAGCTGCTGGACTGTGGCGCGGCCTATAATGCCGTTACGCTCAACATCGGCTATGAGGCCGCTACGCCCGAAACGGCGACGGTGGCCGACGTGGTGGACGGCGTGGGCCAGGTGGACGCGGCCATGACGGTGGTGGGGACTGTCCCCGACCTGATCTGTGCCCCCGGCTGGTCCCACAACACTGTCGTGGCGGCGGTGATGGCTACCAAGGCCAGCGCGATCAGCGGCCTGTTCAAGGGCAAGGCCGTAATCGACGCGGACAGCAGCGCGGAGGGCGTCACCGAGTATTCTCAGCTGTCCGCCTACAAAAACAAAAACAGCTTCGTGGACGTAGACCAGATTCTTTGCTGGCCTATGGTGAAGCTGGGAGACTACACCTTCCACCTGTCTACACAGCTGTGCGGCTTGATGGCTAAGGTGGACAGTGACAACCGGGGCGTTCCCTATGAGAGTCCGTCCAACAAAAACCTCAAGATGGATGCCTGTGTCCTGGAGGACGGCACCGAGGTCAACCTGACGTGGCCCCAGGTGGAAATGGTGTCCGGTGACTGGGGCGTGGTCACCGCCGTCAACTTCATGGACAGCGGATGGGTGGCAAAGGGCAACTACACCGCCTGCTTCCCCGGCAATACCGATGTCAAGGACCAGTTTATCCCCGTGTCCCGGATGTTCGACTTCATCGGAAACACCCTGATCCGCACATTCTGGCCCAAGCAGGATAAGCCCCTGACTACCCCGCTGCGGGATTCCATCATTCAGACCACCAACATCTGGATGGGCGGCCTGTGCGGCAGCGGCTACCTCTATGGGGCACGGTGTGAACTGCTTGCCAGCGAGAACCCCCTGACCAATCTGCTGGCCGGACACATCACCCTGCACGTCTACAACGCCCCGCCTGTCCCCGCTCAGAGAATCGACTTCATCCTCGAGTACGATGTCTCCTATGTGACGGCGGCGCTGACTGCGTAAGGAGGTAACAGACTATGATTTATCCCAATGGTCATGTAGATTATTTGGTCTACAAAAATGGTGGCGCCCTGATTGGCATTGCCAAGGTCACTTTGCCCACGGTTAAATACAAGACCGTCACCGCGACGGGGGCGGGCCTCATGGGCGACGTCACCATTCCTCTGGCCGGCATGATCGAGGCCATGATTGCCAACATCCAGTTCTCCAGTGTCACCGACGCTATTGTGGAATTGGGCTCCAACGAGTGGCACGATATCGCCGTGTACGTGGCTGACCAGTATTTTGATTCGGTGGACCGCAAGGAGGAAATCGAAGGAGAACGCTTTGAGCTGTCCATTCGACCCACCGAAACCAACATGGGTACTATCGCCACGGCCTCTGCTGCCGATGCCTCTGGCTCTTACAGCGTGTGCAAGTACACGGTGTATAAGAACGGGCGGACGGTGGTGAATCTGGACCAATTCGGCCAGGTCCATGAGGTCAACGGCGTGGACTGCGCCGCCGCTGTACGAAAGGCGATGGGCCTGACTTAACCGGAACGTCAATGCCCGGTGCGGCTAATTGCCGCACCGGGCGTAATTTTTGAATTGATAGGCGGTAAACCAGATGAAATACAGTCAAGGCATGCTTGATTTTTTAGTTTGGCGGGGGCCTGCCCGTGAAGGGGAGGTCATTCCCGGTATTGGCCGGGTATATCTGCCAAATCCGCTTTCATTAACCCGCGGCTCCAAAGGGGAAAAGGACACCGACGCTTCTCTGAGGCTGCATTTTATCAGCATTTTGGACGCGGTAGAAGCCATGAAATATCCCAATGTTCAGACAATCACAGTGGCAACCGCAGAACAGGACTTCGATTCGATAACCAGAGCGTATGCCGTTCAACCTATCACCTATACGCTAAAAGCCAAGCCCCGTAATTTAATCCCCAGTCCCATTTATACCTGCCATAGCTGGAAGTCACTGCCGAAGGACGTGCGGGCGCAGGATTTGGAGGACATGATTTTTGTAGGCGGCGGGTTCACAAAACACGGCGTGATCTGTGAGTACGACGTATCTTATTTTTCCGTATGCCACGGAGAGAAAAAACTGCTGGAAGTTGATACGGAAAAACAACTGCGCATGATCGGCGGTATCCGATATTAGTTCTTTTCCCACATTTTTTTGAAAGGGGTACACCATGAGTAAGGAAAAAGAATCTCCCAATCCCATTGACGCGGGGACGTCGTTTAGGAATGACGCTGCCGTTGCGGTGGCGATTGAAGAGGAAGCCAAAGCGGGGCCCGACATCAGCACCTACACCCATATGTTCAAGGCCCCGTTCGACTACCAGGGCACCGTCATTAAGAAGCTGACCTTTGAATGGGGCAAGCTCACCGGCGTGGACCATCTGGAAATCGAAAACGAGCTTCTGATGCGGGGCAAGACTCTGCTCACGCCAGAGTTTGCCTGTGACTTCCTGTGGCGCATGGCTGTCCGGGCCTGCACGCTGGTTGATGAAAAGGGAGTCCGGGTGCTGCGGGCGGACGCCTCGCGGTTCATGCCTATCCGGGATTTTCAGGTGATCTGCAAGAAGGCCCGAGGTTTTTTGCTGCGTGCGGGGTCATAGCTGGGAAGGACGGGCTGTGGCTCCGTAAGCAGTTCATAATTCTGGCAAAGAACAACACCGACATTTCATTTTGGCAATCTCAGCCGCTGGCATCTCTGCGGCTGTGGATTAAAGCCAACAATGCTGTGATCGAGGAAGGGAAGGAGGGCAACAATGGCCAGTAGAAAAGAATACGAAATGCTATTTGCCCTCAATGCCCGGATGAACGGCAATTTCTCTGGCACCTTCTCCAAGGCCCAGGCGGAGTTCTCCCGTCTGGGCAAGGAGATTCAGGACCTCCATCGGCTCCAGGGCGACATTGCCTCCTTCCAGAAA